GATCACAGCGCACCTCCCTTGGAGGCCACTGCCTTCCATCCCGTGTACCGGGCATCGCAGTACACCAGCACATCGCAGACCGAAACACCGGGCACCCGCACCACAACACCGAACGGACGCTTCTGGGTCCGAACCGCCACCATCCCAGCAGTCTCCGCTGACTTCCGCAGGTACTCGTCATACCCACTCCAGTCCTCGTACTCACGCTCGTCCATCCACCTAGACTTGGCCTGCTCGACAGACTTGTTGATCTTGCTCGCGTAATCGCTGATCAGCGCGATCAGCTCTTCCTTGGTTTGTTTCATATCGTTCGTTGATTTACCACCGCTCCATGCGGCGATGGGGTGAACCTACCGCACCATGATCCACCTCGTCAAGGGGTAATCTTTCATGGCATGGAGAAATCGCTGTACCCCGATTCCCGATTCTGGAATTCCGAATTCCGAATTCCGTATGGCGTATGCAAGATCTGGAATACCGCACCATGAGGTTCCGGGGCTGGGGGGATGATCCCGAAACAGATTTCGGGATGATCGGGCACGGTGTAACGGGATTGGACACGGGATGTCCAATGCCAATAGCGGGGTACGACATTCGATGTCCTAGGGGGGCCTGGTGGGCTAGTGTCAAATCTAAAGTGACCAGTGACCAGTGACCAGTGACAAGGAAGGAAGGAACCACACACTAGGGGGCGATGGCCTACTCATGAGACAAGCGGCAAGCGGGCCTAGGAAGGAAGGAAGGCGGCGGGCGGGGTGATGAGACCACACGGGCAAAGAAAGAGCCCCTAGGGGATTCCTAGGGGCTTGGCGGGGGCTTGGGATTATCTACCGTTGCCCGCAAGGGCCGATAGGATGAGAAGGAGGGTGAACAACAGGCAGAGGGCAAGGTACCCTAGGACTCTTAAGAGGGGTTTCATTAGATCATGACATGGACATATGTCCCGTCGGGCAAGTGCCCCGTTGCAAAAACGATATTTTCGCCGAAGTCCCGGGAAAAGTCCCGGGAGAAAAGCAAGCGGGCCGCTTGCTTGTGTCCGTCGTGCCTGTCCGTTTCGTAAGGGTAAGGTATCGTCAAGCTCCCCTTGCTCCAACTTGCTTTGATGCGGGCACCCTTCGTGTCCGTCGGCCCGAGAAAACGGGTTGAGATTGCTTCCATGGTTTGGGTTAGATAAGGCCCAAGGCGATGAGAATGGACGGGCACCCGTGGCTGCATGCGCCGTCGGGTTCAACGACACACCCTTCGGTGCAGCATGCGGGTGATGTGGCTTCCCACATGGCGTTACGGGTGAAGTTCTCGAGGGTGTCGGGTGTGAACCCTTCGTTTTCCAAGGCTTCGGTTGCTGTGATCAGGTAGGGATTTACTTTGGCTTTCATTATTTGAATCGGGCATCAATTGCCCGGCGGACCCCACAGTTTCCTGTGGAGTCTCCCGGAAAATTCAAGCTTCGATGAAGTGCACAGAACCGGATCCGTGTGGTGGAATGTGGACAGACTCGAGACCCCCGCGAGCACCCGCACAGAGAAGACAGACGGCGCATGGGGTTCCATCGCGATCGGACGCGCAAAGGGACTCGCCGACACTAGCCTCGCTTCCAACGCGGAAAGTACTCCACCCGAGTGACCGGGCGATGACCAGTTGCGCGACCGAGTCAACCGATGCCATTAAAAGCGATTTCCATCCCTGTAGTGAAGGTTTTCTCCACTGGTGAGTGTAGCCTGTGTGACCGCTTGAAACGCCCGCGATCGCCAAAGCAAGGCTAAGAGGAAGATGAGTCGGATCACCATACGCACCGAAACGAACTTTCCTACCAACGAAAGCTTCAAGGGAGCGCAAAGGAGGATAATTGCCGGCTTTCCATGACTTCCAGATACCTTGGGGAGCTTGGCCGGGGTTGACGTAGCATGTCCTTTCAACCCCATGACGACCGTTTTCTTCGTGCCCGCGATGGACGCAAGATCCACAGATAAGCCGGTCGAGGCCCGTCCGGATTGCTTCGGTGGGACTACAGGCTTTGACTAGGATCCACACTTGGATCATGTCACCGGTCTTCCGATTGTCCGATGGGTGATTGAAGCCCGTGGCGATGATGACTCTTTGAGAGTCTTCATGAAGGAGAAAGCCGTTGCTCACAGTAGACCTCCGAGGCTTTCGATGAGGGCCACAAGGGCCATAAGGAGAATGAAGCCAAGGGCCGCAAGCGGGCCGTGGAAGCGGGGGTGAATGCGGAGTTTCATTGGATCAACGGGAAGGGGTGATGCGGGCCGCAACACAGAGTTGATGGTCGTGGGTTCCGTCGTCGTCGTCGTACCGGTAGTAAATCAGCCAATCACCGGGAGGGAGAATCGAGCGGCATGTGAAATATCGGTCGTTGGACACAAAGACCACACACCAACAGTCCTTATCGGTGCCCGAGAGAATCCGATGGTTGCCGTGTTGTTCAGCCGCGATCTCAGAGACCCAGTCGGGGGTTCTGTCGATGGTTGCAATAGGAACATAGGTTCCGGGGCGAGATGACCACTTGACTTCAAAGGAAGCGAAGGGTTGCTCGGTGGTTGCTGTCGTTGCTTGGGATTTCATGGAGTCGCTTGTTTACTATGGTTGTTTACTCATCTCAACTAAATCTGAGAAAATGTGGCCAAGTGGCCTTTTCTAGGGGTGAGTTGGCAGGATGAAAGCGAAAGGGAGCGGTGACCTGGTTAAAGGGAGAAAGGGGAAAGCACCCGTCAAACGTCCCTCCGATGCACCTAAAAAAAACGGTCCTGATCCTAAGACTATCGCAGATGCCGACTGGTCACGTGTCCTGGACGCAGCATCGCTCGGGCTTCCGATGGAAAGACTTTGGGCTTTATCCGGAATGAGCGACAAGACTTTCAACAAGTACTTGCTGCGATATCCGGAAAGGAAGGAAGCGATCGAAGCGTCCAGGACTCGTGGCGAGTATGACCTTACCTCAGTCGTTCGATCATGCGGAAACGGATGGCAAGGTTCCGCTTGGTTGTTGGAACGCACCCGCGGATACGTTGCTCGCGCATCGCTTGAACACACTGGCAAAGGTGGCAAGGAGTTAAGTGTTAGTGGCAATTTACTAGGAGCCTTTGGTGGGCAATCTAAATAGGATAGGCAATAGCAATAGCGGTATACGGATGGCGGATATGGTAATAGGACAACGGGGGCGGGGGACCACCCAGCAGGGGGGTGGGTGATACCTTATACCCCCCATCCGCACCCAACCCAATTTTATGAGTGTCAAGCAAATTAAACGGAAGAAATCCCCTTCACTAGGAATGGGTTCGCATATCCCTGCATGGAAGCAGCGTAAGCTCCTGGAGGAGGCACAACATTTGGCCAACTTCCCTAAGATGATGTTGGGGCTTCGCGATGTGTACCCGTGGCAGGAGAAGGTGCTGGGAGCGTTGAACGAGAAGCATTCCAAGGTGGCGTTGAAGGCCGCGAATGGATCTGGAAAGACGAGCATGGTAGCCGCGAGCGCGGTTGTCTGGCACATGCTCCGCTGGCCTGGGAGCTTGGTGGTATGTACGGCTGGTGTGTACCGACAGGTGGCTGATGCTCTGTGGCCGCATCTTCGTAAGATGATCAATGGATTGGGTGGCGAGGAGAATGGATTCTCGATCAAGGATGGAGAGATCCGCTATGTGTACCCGAAGAAGGTGGATGGTCAGGAGTTGGTGAGTAGGTGCATAGGGTTCAGCGCGAGCAATCCTGAGAAGGCGGAGGGCTGGCATGTGCAGGGTCCGAGCAATGATTTGCTGTATATTGTGGATGAGGCGAAGGCGGTACCGGACGGGATATTCCAGTCGATGGAGCGGTGCCAGCCAACGCGGACTCTGCTGATGAGCAGCCCCGGTGGGAGCAGCGGATATTTCTACGATGTATTCCGGCGCAACGATGGGAAGTGGAATACCTTTACGGTGACGGCTTTCGATTGTCCGCATATCCGGAAGGAGTGGATTGATGATCAGTTCGCCAGATGGGGCGAGGGTCATCCGCTGGTGAGATCGATGATCTACGCGGAGTTCATGGAGGACGATGGGAGTTTGACGGCGGTGAAGACGATCGATTGGCAGAGGGTGGTTAGTGGCCCACCTAAGGAGGATACGGAGGGTCAGCCATTGACCGCGGGTTGTGATTTCAGTGCCGGCGGCGATGAAAGCGTCCTCGTCATTCGCCAGGGCAATACGGTTAAGGGGCTGGTGCGGTGGAGGGATAAGGACACGATGGCCAGTGTGGGTAGGTTCATAGCGGAGTTCAGGAAGTGGAATCTGAAGGCGGCGGATATCTATGCGGATGTGGGCGGCATGGGGGTGGTGATGTGCGATGCCCTCCGATCTGAGGGTTGGGATGTGCGGAGGGTGAACTTCGGGGAGCGGGCCATTCGGGATGATCAGTTCGTGAATAGGGCTGCGGAGATGTGGATTGAGTTCGGGAGGATGGTGGAGGAATCGAAGGTGAATCTGGGGCCGGTGGGAACGGACGAGATTCTATTGCAGCAGTTCGTGAGCAGGAAGGTGCGGACTAATGGTAAGGGCAAACTTACCCTCGAAGGTAAAGACGAACTCAGATCCCGCGGGGTGAATAGTCCGGATCGGGCGGATGCGATGGTGCTGGCGTTTTGCGGTGGTGGCGGGAAGCGGATGGATGAGTACCTGAAAGCGTTGGGTGAGGATGGAAGGAGCTTGCTTGAAAGGATGGAGGATGAGATAGGTCCGGTGGAGGAAACTGGGTCTCCGCTTGCTGGATGCGAGGTTGGCGGGTAGGAAGAGGGGTATACATTTATGATGAGCGACAAACAGCGGAATTCGTTGCAGGGCCAGATTGTTGAGGCTGTTGCCCAGCGAAGCCCGTGGGAGATAAGGCAGACGCGGTGGTATGAGTTACGCCATCACGGGTTGCGACGTACCAATAAGCCTTGGCCCAAGGCCGCGGATCTGCATTGGCCGCTCATTGATACGGCGATCGAGAAGCTCAAGCCGCTGTTCCTCCAGCAGGCGTTGGGCATGGATGTTGTGGCCAGC